CGGAAGCCTCCTCCGGAACTGCCTCGACGGCGGAATCGCTGCGGGTCGCCACCATCAGCGCGGTGGTCAGCGGGCGCAGCTGCACCCGGACGCCGGGGGCGAGGTCATGCCAGCGCGGGGCGTTGGTCAGGTCGAGCGTGAGCATCAATACGTCTCCACATCATTCACGAGGGTTGCGGTGCACATCCGGCCAACCACGCTGTCGCGGGCCGCCTGCCAGTCGAAGGTGGCCTGGACGCCCTGTGGACCGGAGATCTCGATCCGTGGGCGCGGCAGGTAGACGGCGTGCACGGTGAAGGTGAAGCTCTCGCCCGAGGGCAGGACGTAGGCGAACTCGAGCTCGCAGGGATCGCCGTTGATCGCCTGCGTCACCAGCGTGCTGTCGGCAAAGCGCACTTCGATCGAGCCCGTCAGCGCCGCGATGGACGGGTCTGCGCCGTCGATGCGCCCGTCCGAACGAATGGTTTCGATCCGGTCGAGGTTGTTGGCGTAGGTGATGTCGGCGGAGACCACATTGCCGAGGGCCGAACCGTTGCGGGTGATCGACCCGTTGAAATGGCCGAAGCGCTTCAGCTCCAGCGCGGCGGGCGTGCCGGCGCTGGTCGTTGTGCCCACCGTCTCACCCTGCGCCACCAGCCGGGCGGTCGCGGTCAGCAGGCCAGACCGCTGCATCTGCCAGGTGATCTGGTCGAGCACGCAGCCGGAATACATGGCGTAGCGCGGCACCTCGGGCATGCCGGTCTCGATGGAGAGGCTCGGCAGCGTCCAGGACCCCGACTGAAACTCATGCGTCCAGGGGCCGGTGCCCGCGGTGGTCGGCGCGCCGAAGGCCGCCTTCAGCCAAAAGCCGAAGGCCTCGGCATCGAGCGGCACGACGACATCGCCGTCGGCCGTCACCGCGTCCTTGATCGGTGCCAGCGGATCGCGACCGTATCCGAGGAGCTCGGAGTTCAAGAGCGGCTGCTCCGCGCCGAGCGTGGTGCTGGCAAACGGCATCTTCGTGAAGCCGCCTGTCGGCGGCGTGCCATAGGTCGTCTCGAACGCAAGCGCCATCTGCGCCCGCGCCCCCTGGGCTCGTGCCATGGTGATCCCCTGTTGTCGTTTGGGTCAGGCCAGCGGGTCGGCCGTGGAATAGTGCAGCACCACCGGGATCACGGCGGCCTTCAGGCTGGCCGCTCCCTCGACCGGCAGATCGACCGGACGCGGCGCTTCCGCCTCGACCCAGTCGCAGATCCCGCCCAGCGTGCGGTCGGCGGCGAGCGCCGTGCCGATGCTCGCGCAGAGGTTATCGAAGACGGCGTCACGGGCGGCGCCCTGAACGACAGCCTCGATCTCGACGCGGTGCTGGTAGTGGTAGCGCAGCGGCGACAGCGTCACCTCGGGCTCTCCCGGCTCACCGTCGCGTAGGATCAACAGCCCCTCGGCTGGCATGCGCTCGGGCAAGACCTCGCCGCGCAGGGCGGTGGCAGGCAACGTCAGAAGCCGCGCGTGCAGCGCGGCGAGGATGGTTTCGCGTGGGGTAGGCATTGATGCCTCGCTATGTCCGTTTTGTCGTAACCCGAAGATCAAGACCGGAAGCGGGCGACAAAGAATTGAACAGGGATTCCGCCTTGTTGAGGTCCATTACGAAGAACTCCTTGCCCAACGATGTCGCGCCAAAATCCGCAATCGCGCGCGATTTGAAGGCGGCTTCGGCATCACCGGCGGTTGCCCGATTTGGAAATTTGGCGGTTCGGATGATCTTCCACCCAATGGTCGATGTCTGGGGATAACTGAGATTCAAAGCCTTTAGGCGGTTTTTGATGTTTCCGCTTATCCCGATCTTTACCAGCCCTACGCCTCTGGGAACTGGCCGCCCCGCCAGAAGGTCAGCCCCATCAGGAAACCGTGCCAAATACAATTCATGCGGCTTATCCTGTGTTTCATAAGACCGGTCACCAAAAGCCCCAAAGATGCCCTTCGAAGGCTTCAGGAACGAGGCAATGGAACCCACTGGGGCTTCATCTTCTGGAACTTGGAGAGGCGGCTCGCCATAGACATTGGTTTCAACGAACGGAACCTTTTCCATAAGCCAGCGAGCTTCTTCCGGAACCAGCCAAGTTCCGAAACGAGCAATGTACCGGCCATTGCTTGGGTCATAACTCTTAGGGAAGACCTGTTTGACGTCGAGTGTGTGTGATGTCCGCCAGGCGCGCCGCACCGGCATGGCATTCCGCCACTTGTCCTGGCGCCCGAGACGGATGTTTCGTTCCTTCGCCGCTTCGGACATCTTGTCCCAAGAATCGATTGCGGTTCTCTCCACCTCCAGCACACCCAGCAGATGGTGAACGATCTTGCTATCGGTCTCAGGGCTCGCCGCGCCATAGATGCAGACCAGTTGGCGTTCGTCGATCATTGAGAACAAACGGTCTCGGTCCTTGGGATCAGTAAAGCCGAGAATTCCTTCCTCTTCGGGCGCGAAGCCCCAAAAGCCAGTCAGCCAAACCGAAGACTCTGCATCCAATCCCATTTCTCGTTTCCACTGAAGTCAATATCCCAATCTATCTCAAGGGCATATCGGATCGCTGGCTTCGCGTCGATGTTGGTTTGGGGCGCTGACTATCTCGCTTCCACCCAGTTCGCCACGATCAGCCCCGGCACGCTGTCCAACGCCCGGTCGGCATCCCTTGCAAGATCTAGCCGCTTCGGCAGTTTCACCTGCGGCACGAGCAGGAAGATCGGCGCGGTGACCTTGCCGCGCCCGGTCTTCGAGCGCGACACGACCGCCTGGCCCTTGGTGTTCAGCCGGCCCTCCGCCACCAGCAGGCTCGGGCCCGACCGGCGATAGACGAAACGCAGGCGCAGCCCGCGCCGTCTTTCCCATTCAGCGGGGGTGATCCGGCCGCCGCGCAGGGACTTGCCGGCCGCGGGCAGCGGGAACGCCAGCCAGAACCCATCCTTGGAACGGATCACCGGACCGGTATCATGTGCGCCGACAATGACCGGGGCCTGCGACCAGACCAGCGCGGCGGCATCGAGACTTTCGCCCGCCTTCGGAAAGGTCTGGCTGCGGATCGTGTTGGCGAGGCGTGTGCCGAGCCCTGCGCCGGTGACCTGCAAGCGCCACGCGGCCTTCAGCCCGGTCCCGGCCTCTCGCATGGCGGCGGTCACGGCGCGTTCACCCGCCGCGACCTCGGCCGCCATCATCGCGACGATGTCGGGATCGATGTCGAGCTTCAGTTTCACGTGGGCCTCAGATCGACCGTCCAGACCAGTCGCTCGCGATCGCGAACGGGCTCGCCCTGAATGATGAATGCTTCGCTGTCGATCTCGATGCGATCGCCGGGGCGCGGGTTCGCCACCTCGGCGACTCGCAGGTCGATCCGCGTGGTCTCAGACCAAAGACGCGCATCGCCGAAGTCGGTGACGGCATCCGCGCGCCGGGCGACGACGCGCACCATAACGGGCGCGCCGCCGTCAGCGATGTAGACCGCATCCCGGCCGATGTTCGGATCGGCAAATAGCGCGCCAACGGCGGCGGCGAAAGCGCTCATCAGAAGCTGCCGTTGAGCCGCACCCGACCGATGGTGTCTCCGGCCCCGCCCGCGACTGCCTCGATGGCGACGCCGATCAGCGTGTTCGAGGTGGCCACGTTGGTGGTGCGCTTGTTGGTGTCGTCCCAGTAGATCTTCGCGCCGGCCGTCCAGGACTGCGAGCCGATCTTGGTGATGTCGAAGATGCCGGTGAGCGCGGTCTCGACGCTCTCGCCGAGGGCGGCGGTGCCTGCGGCCACTCCGAAGATGGAACCGACGAGCAGGCCATCGCCGGAGGCGACGGCATATGGCGCGGTCAGGGTGATGGTGTTGCCGGGCTGGACGAAGTTTTTCATTATGGGGGTCCTCTCGGAAAAACGAAGGGCGGCCCGATTGGACCGCCCGTGTGTCAGGGTTCAGGATGGGTGCGCCTTACGCGCCCGGGTTCTTGTAGAGGCCGCGCCAGTCGATGGCCTTGGCGCCGAAGTCGAGGCGGCACTTGATCTCGACGCCGTCGACGTCAAAGCCGTTGCGCGTCTCGATATAGGCGCCCTGCTGCCCCTCGAGATAGGCGTACTCGATGGTGTCGATCTGGTTCGGGC